AGGTTTAAATAGTAATATTGAACTTTCTGACAAAGAGAGAAGACGAGCTATACGAAATAGTATAAATAAAAGACCTTGGAAATTAAATTGCACTATTGCTATGGAAGAATTTGCAGAGCTTACACAGCAGGTTAGCAAACAAATTAGAGGTTACGGAGACAGAATTGGACTATTGGAAGAGATGGCAGATGCTTATATTTGTCTATCACTTCTGGAGTCCATTTTTAATATCTCACCGGAAGATATGCAGAAAGCGATTGATGTGAAAATGGACAGAGAAAGGAAAAGATAGTGAATCGAACAACAAAAATTAATGTACTTGCATATGCTTCACGACCAGAAATGGATATCAACTACTTCGGAGATATTGTGGAATATCAGGGAAAAAGATATTTTGTCAGCCTCTCCGAAGAAGTGGTTGAATTTCGTGGGATTGTGAAAGAGGAGAAAATATATGAGCAATGATATAAGTACAATGTATACAAAGAGCAAAAATCTGAAAGCTGGACGAAAAGGATATGTTGGTTGGAAGACCGAAAAAGAAACTGCTATATCTCCAGCGGCTTATGGTGATTATATTTTACAGCATAAAAAAAGAGGTGAGAAAAGATGAAATTGATTGAGTTTAAAGCTGAACTAATAACTCGTTGGTATGAAATAGCACCTTTTTCAGAAATATC